CTAAGTCTTCACTTTGAGAAAGTATTTGAGTAACAATATCTCCACCACGTTGTGGATCAGCCATGTAATTACTTGCATATTGTCTATATGCTAGACCGGGAGAATTAGTGTTCCACTCATGAGATCTGGTTGGATCATAATATGCTCCATCATTCTGATACCCATTAACTTGATATTGAGCTGATCTTGCTGGATATATTTTTTGAAGAGATTGTAATTGCTTCTCATTCATTAAGTAGCCATACTTATCTACTACATCAGATACAGTCATCAAATCAATTTTTCCAACATAGTTAGAATCTGAAATATATCTTTGATCTGGGGATTTTTGATAAAAAGTTAATACGGGATTCCATAATTCAATATCATAATCATCTTCTAGCATTTTAAAATGCCAAAACTCTCTATCTGCAATAAGGCTATCTCTAAATGCTCTTTCTTCTAATTCTTGCATTCTGAATCTCTCTTCATCAACATTTAACTGATGAGATGCCCATTCTTCAACCATACTTCTGTATGACTTACTAAAAAAATCTTCTATTTCAGGAAGTGATTTAAGACCTTCTGGTGATAATTTCTGCTGAGCTTCTTCAGATGCTGGATCCATACCCATCTCAAGCATTGTTGCTACAAGATTTGATTCTGCCTCAGCTAATAATGACTCTTCAATTTGCATCTTCTTCTGTTCTAACATTTCATTATATGATTTGTCATCAACAGCTCTAAATTGAACTTTGTTATATCTCTTAGAAAACTCTCCGCTTAATACATTAATTACATTAGGTACAATTGGATAAAACTTTAGTTCTAATGCTGAATCATTTTCAGCTGTTAAAACGTCCATCATTTCCTTATAGTCATTGTCTGGTTCAACAATGTAATCAGTTTTATCAATAATACCTTTAGCTAACTTATAGTTCTTTAATAATCTTCTTGCATTAATTCTTAAAAACTCTACACCTTGTAATTCAAGCCAATCTAAATTCCATGCAGCCCAATCATCAGTCTTTTCCTTAGATGGTAAAAACTGAACCGGCTGAGTTAAACTGGAAAACGTAGATACGCCATCAGCTTTAGCTCCATTTTTTAACTGCATTGCATTTAATACTCTCATTCTAGATATTTTTAATTAGTCTACTTATAATTTTTAAATCCAGATCTACTAGGTCTATTGGTATTTCTTGATCTATTCCGCCCTATATTTTTAAACGGACTATACTTTAATTTACTGAAATTATCTGACTTTACCAAAGAATTATCTTCTGATTCTTGCCGCTTAGAGTAGCCTCTATTTGATTGTTGGATTTTTGCAAAAGCTATTAAAGCTCCAAAAGCAACTAGCCTATCTACGTTTAATCCAGGATAATAAGCTAACATTTCTTTAATTAACATTGGATCTGGTATTCTTTCTACACCTAAAGTCTGATTAATAACAACACCATTTACGTCTGTTTCTTCATCTATAACCTCTCTTAAAAATTCTATGGCATAAGATATCAAATGACTCTTAAATAAAGTACCTGTATTTTTCCAACCATATTCTTGATATACCGTTCTATTAGATCCAAGATCTTTTAAAAACAATATCTGTTGTTTAGGTACTAAATATCTCTGTTTTTTTCTAGCAATCATATGCTGAATAAAAAGAGAAATGTTATTTTCTACAACTGTCCAAGCATTATACCATTCAATGATTAACTCTAATCTTTCATGAGTTTTATTTATATCATCAAATCTACCACACCAAGCAGCTACTATTTTATCTTTTTCTAAAAATTGCTCTACATCTCCTGCCGCAGTAGTTCTTGTTACTTCTGCAGCATTTTTATAAACAAATATGCTACACAAAGAATCTGATGTTGTTGTCTTGCCTTCTGAAACAGGGTCAATAGAAGCATAATAAGCACCAAACTCTGGGTTTTTTACAGGTCTTTCCCAAACAACTATAGTACCTGTTTTATCTGTTTGTTTTTTATCTACAGGAAATCTAGTTATTGGTAATTTATTTGTCCTCTTTGCAAAGATCCCTTTTTCATTTCTATCTAATTCAATAAGTTCATAAGGGTATTCTTTTTCTTCAATTCTTTTTTGTTGTCTGCTTAAAATGCCTTGTGGAAATATTGATGCTTTTCTATATGCAAATGCTTCTGCAATATTCAAAGGTTTTTGAGATATTCTTAATTGAAACTGTTCCCCATTTAGTTCATTCTTCCAACGTGCCCTTTCTAAAGTAATTGCTTCTATAGCTTCTTCTACTAAAGAGTTACCATAGTCATCAATATAAGGGGGCATAGACCACTGTTCAGGAATAAATAATCCAGCCATACCAACTGTGCCATCAGCGTCTATTAGATCCGTTTCTACAGAATATATATCATTTGATTTAGGATTTATAATCATTTCCTTTAATGGATTACATTGCTCCAAGTCACCCACTGATCCAGCTGCTATAAACATACCTGTAGTCATCATACCAGATGACATTGCAGGACGTAAATACTCATATGTCTCTGACATCTTGGGTGCAATCCCAGCCTCTTCATGAAAAAAGTATGTACAAGGTCCACCTACTCCTGTAGTAGCATTTTTTTCAAATGATCCCCCTTGTATTTTTGATTTAAGACCTCTGGCAGTTTTTCTATTTCCAACTTTTACTTCAATCTGTTGCTGCCACAATAAAACTTTTTCAGGATTACTTGGTCTATACCATGCAGTATGTTCATTAAGAAATATTTTATATTCATCTAAAAATTTCCATGATCCTTTATCATTTATAAAATCTTTAAGAGATGCTCCAACTTTACAAATGCTTCCCTCTTCAAACCAATACTGATTTATAATCTTACCCATGTGAAAATAAGATGATGCTATTTGACGTTTTTTAAGTATTGCTGAATGTTTATCATTTAATTCAGCTAATAGCTCATAAAGAGCCATATGATATTGTGCATCTCTTACTTTAGCAAACCCGTATTTTTTTTCTTCTTTATCAAAGATTGGCAAAAAATTTAACCACATATAATAATCTCTTGATAAATACCAAGACTTATCATCATCCTTATAAATTACACCTACTCTACATTTATTTTTTTGATCATTCCAATAAGAAATAAAATCTTTTGATCTAAAAGGTTTATCACAATAAAACCCATTCTCATTAAAGGTCTTAGCCTCTCTATTAAATTCTTTAGATAAAATGGTAAAATTATATTTTCCAGGCTCACTAAATATACTTAATAAAAATTCTATGAAATCATTCTTAGTTTCAAAATCAGTAGTTTCCCATGTACCTTTATAATATGTGGGTATGGATTTATACATCCACTAAAATTGCAAATATATCACCCTCTTGAATCAATAAGTGTTCTACATCATTATGCTTCATTGGTACAGGTAGGCAATGATCTGTATATTGAACTACATCACCAACTTTTATCTCTTCTACAGATGCTCCAACACCAACAACAGTACCTATGTTTTCTCTTTCTTGAGCACCATCAGGTATCATAATGTTTGTGTTATTAAAAAACTTTTCAGCTTCTTTTTGTTTTATCAGAATTTTTTTTCCTACCGGAACTATTTGTTGTGCCATTTTTTTTGGTTTCTTTATTGTTAATTAATTTTTTTTTATCAGTATTGAAATCTGGTTCATCCCAATAACAAAAGTGCCATTTATCTTTTGTCATATTTGGTCATATGCTAATCCTGCACCTCCTCTAACTGAACTTTCTTGCTCCTGCTTCATATCACTAAAAGCTCCTTTATATGACTGCCTAATCTGTTCAAATTTTGCAGCAGCGTTTATCATAGAGTTCATATTTCCATCTCTACCATGTTCTATAGGTGTTACTTCCATATACTTAGCTAATCTATCTAACATAGCTTTGATACCTACATAAGCTCTATATGTTGGTGTTTCATACATCTGTTTGCACATATCTAATGCATATCTAATCTTACCATCTTCAGGAGAATCTTCTAATTGTATTTCTTCAATTATTATATCTTCCTTTTCATGTTCTGGCAAATTAAAAAATGGATTCATGTCAGGATTAGGACAAGACATATAAAAAATGTATTGATAAATTTTTAAATAACTATCAGGATACTCTTCCATAATTTTATTTAAAAAAGGTAAAGCATAACAATGCTCTGTTGGTACCACTTTTGAGTTTTGTACATCAAATAATCTTATTAGCATAATTTTATATTTTTAGTTTAGATCAATATATCCTTTCACTGTAGCATAAGAATCAGCAACATAAATTGGAGTTACCAAACCAGTTACATATACTTGTCTAGCATCAAGGATTGTTCCATCTAAATTGTATACTACCCCAACACCAATTATCTGCGATTGATCTATTGCTAATGGGTTACCTGATCCTGGTGCAACATATAAAGGTTCTGATTGATCCACTGGAGCTTTTACTGCTAAATAAACTTGTGTTAATACTACTGATGCCATTATCTATTTTCTTTTAACCACATTATTAAAGAATTTACTTCATCTTTAAGGTATGGTAATTCATACATTTTAATTGTTTCTAATACAGGCTCTCCATTAACATGTTCATTAACAGGATAACCATTTTTATCTTCCCCTATTTGTTTAAACTTTACATGTTGTATTACTAACTTGCCTATTTTAAGTTTAGGATTGTGTTTTTTAATAATATACGCATAAATACTTAATTGTAGATTATAATGATTAAGATTACAATCATCTAAATTATTTACAGGCTTAAACATTTTGCTTGTTATACCTTCCCAATTAGTAAATCCTTTTTCTTTAATCTCTTTATTAGTTTTATAATCATATATGTTAATATAACCATTTACAATTTCAACTAAATCAGCCTGACCACAAATTCCAGCAGACTTTAAATATACCAAGTGTTCTGGATATATACCATCTTCCACTTTTTGTTCAGGTGCTAATTTAATACCATCATCATTAACTAAAGGTTTAACAATTGGTATCTCTGTGCCATCACGTTCAATGGTGTCAAAATCTAACATGTCAGCTTCTCTCTGATTATGATAAAAATTACCTAACTTAATAGCTCTTTTAGTCTCATTATCCCATGCAGTTAGT